TTTGTTACTACATCAGCCCCACTAACAGCAGACTCTATTGCATAAAAAGTACCGTTAGTTCCTAACGTACCTATACTAGCAGCTGCAATAGTAAATGAATCAGTTTCAGTATTGGTGCTAAATGAATGTTCATCATCTACTGATGCTGTTATACCATAAGTTGAAGCACTCAAATTATTTTTAGCCTGCACTACATGTGATGTACCTGCTCTAAATGTATTTAACTGACTGTTTAAATTTGTAAATGATACTCCATCATAATCAATTGTATCACTTTCTGTATCACTAAATGTTAGAGTGACTAAAGTACTTCCAGATCTACCCAAGTTAGTGTTTTGGTTACCCGATGTGTCACTAAAAATTATATCAGGAGGGTTATTAGTAGTAACATTTATTGAAATGCTACCTGAGCCAACATTACCATATTGATCTTGATATGTAATAGTAGAAGCAATTGTATCACCTGAACCAGTACCTGATCCACTTAGTAAGAAACCTGTAGTTAACCCTCCACTACTATCTACTGCTATTTGTGCATTAGATGAGGTAAATGACTGTACTGAAGGACTACCGTAGGATGGTGAATAACTAACACTTAAGTCACCTTGTGTACCAGTTCTACCATTAGAATCTAATCTAATAGTGTTACTGTTACCAGCTGATTCTATAATATAAAATGTACCATTAGTACCTAATGTTCCAATATCAGCTGCTGCAATTGTAATAGTTCTACCATAAACATTACTTTTACCAAAGTTATCAAATACACTAGCTGTGTATGGATATGAACCTGCAGTAAGATTATTAGCTGCTTTTATTTCAAATGAAGATGAATTAGAATTATTAAATTGAATATTGAATGCAGATGCACTCACACCAGATAGACTAGCACTATAAGGAGTATCAGTTTCGACATCTGTTATACTTGCCGATACTAATGTAACTCCTGATATACCTAAATTGGTATTTAGTTTACTAGATTGATCTGTAAAAGATGCAGTAGGCAGAGAATTCAACGCTACACTTACATTAATACTACTAGAACCAACATTACTAAATTGATCCTGGTAGGTAATCGTTGATGAAATAGTATCACCTGAACTAGTAGAAGATCCACTAAGGTTAGAATTTAAAGTAAGTCCTCCTGAACTATCAATTGATATTGCAGAGTTTGATGAGGTAAATGACTGTACTGCTGCACTATTGTATTGAGGACTGTAACTTATATCTAAATCTCCTTGTGTACCTGTTCTACCGTCAGTGTTGATAACTACATTAGCTCCACTTACTGCAGATTCGATAATAAAGAAACTACCGTTATTAGAAGCAGAACCTATTGGAGCTGCTGCTATAGTCATTGCATGATTAGATGTTCTAGTTGCAAATGATTGATCGTCATCTATTGATGCGGTAATTCCATAAACAGAAGCACTTAAAATATTTTTAGCTTGTACTAAAAAAGTACCTCCTGCTTGTATTGTGTTTAGTTGACCAGATGGATCGGTAAAAGCAAAAGAAGTCATATCGACATTATCTCCTTCTGAGTCACTAAATGATATTGTATTAATAGTTGAACCACTTCTTGCACCATTAGTATTTAAATTAGCTGCTGTGTTGGTGAAAGTTATTGTTGGTGCAACGTTATCAGTAACATTAACTATAAAAGTAGTTTGAGATGGAGTACCAAATCCATTACTTGCTGTTACACTTCCGTTTATTTGAGTTCCTCCATCATATACTGAACCTGAAATGTTACTTCCTAAAGAAACGTAACCAGAAGAGTTTATACTAAAGATTGCAGATGATGAAATAGACCAAGTAACTGCTTGGTCGGCAGTAAATTGAGCATTGGTACCTGAATAACCATCTGAATTAGTTTTAACACCATCTCCAGAAGTTGCAGACTCTATTACATATAAGTTACTAGGACTTGTAATAGTTGGAGCTGCGTCATCAGCTACTGGTATAGTAACCGTTGCATTACTATAACTGTTATAAGGATCAGAAACTGAAGCACTATACACATAAGCATTTATTAAATCAGAGTTAAGATAAGCTCCTACTTTTAAAGTTACGTTTCCATTTGATGCCATTTGAAAAGCATCTTCCGTTGGGTCAGTTTTACCAGAACCTCCATATGAACCAGTAGATACATTACTACCATCTAATTTTAATCCAGCTAAAGTAAACGAAACAAAAGTTAATGTATTACTTTCTGCATCGGATGCAGTAGCTGTTCCTGCTGAAGTACCTGAAGCTACACTTTCTGATACTCCTGTAATAGTCTGGTTATTAAATGTTGGAGCTGCATTATCTACTACACTTATAGTTACAGGTAAAGTAGTAAACGAATTACCATCTACACCAGCTATAAAGTGTTCATCTGAGGCAGTTAATGATAAACTATAAGAAGAGGTTGTTTCGTAATCTAACGAACCAGTATTTTGTAGTAATCTAACGTATGAACCTGTTCTTGTAAATATAAAGTGGTCATTAGCGTCAGATTGTGAAGTAATAGTAATAGCATCACTATCAGCATCAGTAAAGTATATTTTAGTTACTTCTTCTGCTACTGCACTTTCATTTCTTGAAGAACTAAATGTTGTTATAACGTTTCCAGCTGCAGAAGTTTCTCTAAACTGTGGTGCACTGTTTAAACTAACTGTTAAATAAATTGTTTTTGTAGTTGGAGTACCAAAACTATCAACTGCTCTTAAAATTATTGGGTGAGCATTTTCTCCATCACCTCTATCAGCAGTATTCATTGACCCAGTAGCTAATACATTAAGAGTCATTTCACCACTACCAGATACTCTTACAAAATCGTCAGTATAAGCAGAAGAAGTGCCAAAAGTAAGTGTTTGACCCTCTGGATCTGATCCTGCTACTGTAACTATAGCTGATCCTGATGTAGTAAACTCAGTTACCGTTTGATTACCTGTGCTAATAGTAGGAGCTGAGTTAGGATAAAAGACTGCATTTAAAAAATCTTGAACACTACCAGAAGTACCTGGATTAAAAGATGCTGTAAACAATGATGGTAACTTATCTTGAGATATAATTCTATTTCCATCGTAAGTAACATCACCTCCTGAACCAGTTGCTACAGTTACTGCAAAAGTACTATCATCTCCTTTGGTAAATGTTATAGTATTGCTAGAAACTGAAGCAGTTGTTAATAAACTACCTGTACTAGTAGACGATCCTCCGAATCCACTTCTAACTGCAGAAGATGATATAAAGGTATCACTAATAAATGATGCAGTACTAGCAAAAGATGATGATATAGATGAGGTAATGAAACCTAAATCATCTAACTGAGCTGATCCTGATATAGTACCTGCTGGAACAGTTGTTTGTGTACCAAATCCTGCTGCTGCAGCTGATGCTGATATAAAAGTATCAGATATAAACGATGCTGTTTGAGCTGTAGTAGCTATAGAAGCACTATCTACTCTACCATCTACATTAGAAGCTGAAACATATGAAGCAGAAGTTGAAGCTGTTATGAAACCTAAGTCTTCTATCTGTTGCGAACCTGATATAGTACCAGAAGTTACGTTTTCATTACTGAATCCTAATGCTGCAGCTGATTGAGAGGTAAGAAAACCAGATGCAGATATTTGAGCTGATTCAGAAAAGTATTGAGAAGACGTATTTACATACGAACCAGTAACAGATGTTAACGAAGAAACTTGAGAGGTTAATGTTTCTATTGAAGATGTTAATGAAGCTGTTGTTATTTTGATTGCATCTACTTCAGATTGTATAGATGCTGTAAAAGTTTGTAAAGAGCCAGTTGCTCTATTAAGAGGTCCTAATGATGCCGAATTACTTGGAGCGCCTGATTCTAAATTTGATAGACGAGCAAGTACAGAGGTGCCATCGACAGTTAAATCCGAACCGGATATATGTAGTGCACCAGTTATACTTAACGATGCTGTATGTGGCACAATCCTAGCCTGAACCTGACTACCGGATGCAAATACTAACGATCCGGATAATTCACTTGAAAAAGTAGTCATTTACCTCTCTTACTTTTTTATTCCTATTAAGACAACCTTTTCTACTAATAAATAGCAGTTCACGTAGCTTTATTTTCTGTTTCGCTCGTAATTTTTATAGAAGACTTACTATACATTTTCTTAGGATTAAAATTAATAGCATTAATTGTGTCAGTAATTATGTAACCTAATAATTTAATACTAAATTCAGTTTTAACTATTCTATCATTACCTTGTACTAGTTCAGTAGCCGTGGTGTAGTTATCTATCATAGCTCTAAATTTGTATTTATTAACATCTCCCCAATATGAATCTGATGCAAAATTTATACCCTCTATTATTTTATTGTTTTGTTCCATATAGTCTGTAAATATAACACTACTATATGTGATATTAACGTAGTCTGGTATGGCAACAGCATACATTTCAGTGTCTTTTATTCTATTATTTAAGATACTAAACCTATCATATGCATTTTTACGTGAATACTTCTTTGTAAATATACCGAAGTTTTGTGGATTGTTACCATCTAACTTATTACCTAAGTTTCTATTCTTTTCTATATTATCTCTTCTGAATGTAATTAGAGGAGCTTGCATTTTACCATTTTTATCACGGTAATATCCATCTTTCTGCATAGCTGCCCATCTTTCTGGTGAAGCATACACTAAAGGTACGTTAATTAGATTACCATTTTGAGTAATTTGTGGTTTAAGTACTTGATTAAAGTAATAAAAAATAGCTTCATCAATGTCTTTAACGCCTACAGTTATAGTTTGTACAGTATCGTTGTCTCTAGATACTTGTAATCCCCTATCTTGAAGGTTATTTTGTACTTCGTACTGTGGTATTGGTTTATTTCCTGCCATATTATCTATATACTACTTCACTTATACCTACTCTATCGGCTCTAGTTAAGTGACAATCAACAATTATTGATGCAGACGATCCAAAGTTGTTAGCATATGATGCTAAATTGTATCCACTGTCTCTTCCTAAGAATAATTGATTTTCTCTTACTGTATCTACCTCGTAAAAGTCATTATGCCATTCTAATATGTCTCCTACCTCTGCTACTACGTTAGCTTCAAGGAGATCCTTTCTAATAAACGCAAATGACGCTTCTCTACCTAAGTCTGGACCAAATTCTTGTATATCTATGACTTGATCACCTCTAGTTATTAAACAATTTAGTTTTACAGCATTAAAATACGACTTCTGCATTGCTTCTCCGTATAAATTAACGTCTGTATCTTCTAAACTTATCTTATGGTATAGGATCTCTTGCTCAACTACATCTCTGATGAGTTCACGACTAAGTTTAGTCATTAAATTAAAGTCTCTACTTGATCCGAATAACATTATTTCTCTTCTATTGTTTGTTCCCCAACCTCTATGTTGACTATGTTACTATATTTAGTGGTTGCGTTATCTTTAAATGATTTAAAAGCCTCTATAGGCTCTTTTTGACTGATTAACTTAACTTTATATGTTGCTAAGCTTGATTCACTATCTTCTGAAGCTATAGTGATAGTTGTTACACCAGGTAAAGCACGTAAGGCATCATCATACCCTTTAGCTCCTTCTTCGCCATAGGTTACTTTAACCATAGCTTCGTAGGTTCTGTACTCTATCTCTAATATTAGTGGAATTAACTTCATTAACCTACATATATAGTCATTGGAACTGATTTTAACGTGTTTTGAACGTCTTCTGCTTCTTTTGCTTGTGCTTCTAATTGAGCACCCCTTGAAGTAGCATCTAACATCTCTCTTAAACTTGTAATAAGATCGGTTTTTTCAGTTCTTGCATCTGCGAGTAGGTCTGCTTGGTTTAAAGTTGCTTCAGAACCTGGAATAGGTACAGTTCCGTACTTACCTCTCACGTATGCTAACATTTCTTTAGCTAGTGCTAACGTGTATCTAAATATCCACTGTCTTCCTACACTGTTTATGTGTGAGTAAGTTGGATTATCATAAGGTACTTCAGCTATATTAGTTATTTTATTAACACTTGTATCGAAATTAGCTTTATTTTTATCTTCTTCTTTATAATATTCAAAGTAAAGACTACCAGTTGCTGTTGGTACTGGGAATATTCTTAATTGATTATTAACTATTTCGAAAGAATATGATGATTTACGTATTTGATCGTTAAATTCTATACCTTGTAGTAATGCTACATCGTAAGATATAGGCATCATCATAAAATTAATACCTGGACTAAATGAACCGAAGTCAAATGCTGACATTAATGACTGTATACCTGTTCCTGTACCAGCATATGGGTCAAAGTAACGTTGTATAGCAGGTGGAGCTTCGTAAAATACTTTTCTTATCTCTATTCCTCCTGTAATACTATTATCTGTTGCCCAAGTATCTAAGTTATATAGTTGTTGAGAAGCACTTAATGCTAAAGATCCAGTATATTTTGTTACGTTACCTCCAACACCGGCTTCAGTACCGTAGTGTTTAGATATTTTTACTATTCTTGTTAGTGATGGGTCTAATAGTTTATTATTTAAACTACTACCTGTAGTTGATCCTTCTAAATTAAGGTAATTTTCTTTTATTTTATATTGAAATACTTCATTACCATAAGTAGTTATTGCTTCTTCAAAGCAAGTATAAAAAGATCCGCTATCCAACTCAACATCCATCAAAGGAAATCCTAATCTGCTAGCAGCAAACTTAGCAACTTTATCTGCATCAGTTTGAAACTCTGAATCAGTGTCGTAAAATCCAAAAGGTGTTGAACCGGTAGTAAACGTAGAACTACCTCCCCAAATTGCGATATCAGCCATTTAAACTAGTTTACATATAAATAGTAACAAAAAAAGAGGCCCGAAGGCCTCTCTTAATATATAAATTCTAAAAGAAATATTAGATAGTATCTAAATCAATAATATCAATTTTTCCGTAGAATTCAGGTCTGATCATCTTCTTAGCATATCTAGTCATTAAACCTTTTCTAGGAGTGAAGGTTTCTGGATCGTATACTAAAGGAGTCATCATTAATGGTACGTAAGGAGCATAAACTGCACCAGCTTCTAGGAATTGAGATCCTCTATATCCCATAAGAACGATGTTCTCAGTCATATAAGGGTTCTTGTAAACCTGGAATCTGTTGTTTAATGCACCAACTTTTTGTACGCCCATTGCAAATTGGTCTTGATCACCATTTGTAGCAGCTGCATATCCAGGAATAGATTCTAGGATTGTAGCAACAGTTGGAGATACTACTAAGAAATTAGCACCACCTCTTAACGTTTTCTGGTGAATTTTATTAGATACTTTTTGAATCTTAGTACCTAAAGTTTGGAACCACTGCCCTTGAGTGTTGTAGAAGTCAGATGTTGAAGTAGTCCAAGAAGCTCCTTGATAGATCTTATTGTTCTCAGCTGACCATCTTTCAGTTGTATTAGCATCAACGATCAACATATCTAAAATCTCTAGATCGATTTCCATTGAGATATACTCACTTAATAGTGAAGTTAACTCAGCTTCTGCGTCTACAGAGTGATATGCGTTAAGATCTTGAGCAAATTCTGGAGTCCATTGTGCTTTTAACTTTCTAGTCTTAGCAACGATAGCCTCAGATGCAAGAGTTACGTCTATTTCTGGAATAACGATTGAAGTATCCACTGCTCTTCCTGATCCAGCTTCAAAGTCTCCTCTGTCGTTGTCAGTTGGCTGTTGGTGGAATACTACTGTATAGTCATCACTATCGTTAACATTGTAAGAACCAGTGTTAACTAAGAATGATACAGCGTTACCAGATACAGATGTTAATTCTGGGTTAGTTGTGATATCTACAGAAGCAGATATTAATCTAAATGCTCTAACTCCTTTTGCGTCAATTTTGTCATTGTTAACAAAAGTTGTAGTTACTTTTTTGTGTGCTACTTGCTTCACTGGGTCATACCCAACGTCAGCTAGTGCTGTTGAACCAGTACCTACTGATGTAAAAGCTTTAGATGATGAATTGATTGAGTAACCAAACTGTCCAGCTCCATAAAGACCTCCAGATGGGTCAGCATCTTTAGTCATTTTTGTAGAAGCTTCAGTTACGTTACCGTACATGTTATCTCCGTCAGTTCTTCCATTTCTAGTATCTCCATATTTGAAATCTAGATAGAATACAAGACCTGAAGGTAGATTCATTGGCTGAACAGAAACAAAGTCCTGTGCAGAGATTTGAGCGAATACCTTTCTTACTAATGGTAATGCAACACCTGCCCACTGCTCACCTTGACCAGCGGTAAAAGTACCACCAGTACCTGTAGTGTTAGCCTCAGCTACGATTTGCTTAGCTTGATTTTCAAGTACCATCGCCATGTTACCAGCGTGCTTACCTTCTAATCCTTCTAGCAATCCTGATGCAGCCCACTTTTCAGCTAACTTAGCAGAATCTTCTTGCATGTTTTTGTAAGATTGGTTAGATCCCTCTAACAAATTTTTAATTTCCATGATTAAGTCTATATTTAAAATTATTTAATTATACCAGCTAATTTTTGCATTCTTCGAACAGCATCAGATACTTCAGCGATTACTTCTGGTTTACTAGCTGTCGTTCCAGTTGCTTTTGATGCTGATCCTTTGTGTTCTTTAATTGTAGTCTCTTTTTTAGTACCTACATTATCAACTACAGTTTCGAAGACTAATTTGACTTCTTTAACTGTTTCTGCCTTATCGAAAGCAGCAATAACGTTTACTTTTTGAGACTCAGTAAGGTTGTTAGCCTTAAAGATTTTATTTACGTAGAGTAATTTAGCGTTAAGAATATTCACTTCGTTTAACTCTTTCTTAAGAGTTTCGATAGTTGCTAATGCCTCTTTAAGATCAGCTACTCTATTAATATTGTAGTCTTTTCCGTCTGATTCTGCATTAACTTGAACTGATGTGTCTTCTTCTACTTTATCAGTAGCTTCGTCCATATCGTCTTCTTTTTTGCCTTCTTCCATTTCTTTCTCATCTTCATGTTTACCTTCTTCTACTTCTGTTTCAGAAATAGCTTCAAGTTCTCCGATAAGTTCGTCTAGGTCGATTTCCTCTTCGCCTTCGCCAGCTTCAGGTTCCATTGCAGGCTCTTCCATACCAGCTTCGTCTCCCATTCCTTCAATATCACCAGCATCCATATCGTCAGCAGCAGCGTCTCCGCCTACTTCTTGAGCAATAATATCTCTGATCATATCTTTAAATTGGTCAACTGAAAGGTCTTTTAGATCCTCGTCACCTTCTGGCTCTTCACTAGCTTCTTCGCCAGCGTCATCGATTTCTGCTTCAGCTTCGTCCTCAGATTCTTCTGAGTCATCCTCTGCTTCGTCTTCTTCAGCTTCACCTACTGGTTCTACTTCTGTTAGGTCTTCCTCGATTGCTTCTTCTTTAGCTTCTTCCATTGAATCTTCTTCCTTTTTAGGAGCTTCTTCAATAGCTTCATCTTTAGAATCTTCTTTAGCAGGAGCTTCGTTAACTTCTTCTTCAGTTTCGTTTACTACTTCTTCTTCAACAGTGGAATCTTCCATCTCTTGAAGTTTAGCAGCTAACATATCTTTCAGATGAGGAGTTAAAGTCTCTTCTAAAGCTTCTTTAGCGTTAGCAATAGCGGCTTCTCTTACAGATTTAGCTTCAGCAATAGCTTGCTTGAATAAATCTTTATTTGCCATTTTAATAAAATTGTTGTGTGATTCGAACGATTATTGTAAATCGTTATGTGAAGTTAATTTTTCGTTTGATACAGTAGTAACTGCATATTCGTATATAAATATATACTAATTACGAAAACTAGGAGATAGACTTTAAGATTTCTTTTCCTACAACAGCAATGTCTCTTCCTTTAAGTGCTGATTTGGTCATACCTAATGCAGCAGAACTTACATCTGCTCCTCGTATTGCATCTAAAGCTCCTATACCTGCCTGAACTCCTAATGATGCTAATACTGCAATAAATAATCCTTTAGCAATTTGTTGCCTTTTTGCTTCATCTTTAACGAAAGGTTTTATAACTGTAGCAATTACATTAACCATTGCTTTTTCGTTATTATGAGCCCAATTATGAATAGCATCAGCTTTATCAGCTGCTTTATTTAAGTTAAGTTTTCTTAATACTTTAGCAGAATATTTACCTAACATGTCTATAACCGTATTAGATAATAGTAAATAACTTAATATAGAAACTGGATCAACAAACTCATTTAACTCTCCATCTTTTAATTCTTTATCAAGAACTGATTTTATTTGAAGAGCTAGTTGTTTTTCGTCACTTTCTAATATTATGCTAGATAATTGCATTATGCTCTTAATATATCGTTTATAATAGAATCTAAATTTGAGTATTTAGATACTTGAGCTTTACCCTCTTGAAGTGAAATAGGGTTCATAAATGCACCATGAGTAGAAGGATTAGATACAAAGTCCCAGCATACTAATTCAAAATCTGGTTGCACCTCTAATTGACCTTCGTTGGTTTGTTGAACTGATCCAGTACCTCTAGATGAAATACCAATAGTGTGACCGGCTTTTATAATTTCTTTAACAATATTACCAGCAGGCGTATTTAGTAGTTCTACTTTACCCATTAAGTCATCTCCCTTCCAATATAGCTCTTTTACTATATGAGATGCATTCTTTAACGATACTACAGGAGATTCTGGATGATCTAATTCACCAAAAGCATTTCCTCTTTTAACAAATTCATCAACATATTTTTTAGCCTCTCTTACTAATATATCTTTAGAGTAAACTCTACCGTTTTGATTTTCAGCTTTAGCTCTTTGCATAACCCCTTCAACCTCAAATACTCCAGGTCTAGTTTTCGACTCTCTTATAGTCGGCTTAAATGGTGTAACATCTACTAATAATTGTGCCATATTAATTTTTTTCGTTTACTGGTGTAAATACTGTTTCTTTTGGAGCCTCCATTTGAGTATAAGGCTTTTCAACTTCTGTTTCAGATATACGTTTTACTTTAGGCATATCTAATCCTCCATGAAATTGCTGTTTTGTAATAGGTCTTAAGTCTCTTTTGAAAGCATTTTCTATAGATGGTGCAATAAATGCTCCTACTTTTAATCCTTCTTCGTTTCTAACTTCACCTAAATCAGTATAAATCTTTTGAATCTTACCTCTTGTCTTATCGTAGAAAGATTCTATTTCTGTAACGATGTTTTGTAATGCAATAATAGCTGGTTTAAGTCCTTCGAAGTCTCCATAATCTTCAGCTATTTTAGCTAAATCATTAGTAGCAGCTTCGTTTATAGTGTTATCAGATAAAGTTCTAGTAATGATATTTTTTACAGCTTCTTTTAACTGCTCTTCTTTACCCATCGCTTTCTTAATAGCTTTATCTTTAGCAGCCATATAATCATCTCCATCGATGTCTCCATCTTTGTCATGATCTTTACCTTTCTTTTCTGCTACTTCAGATTCATCTACATAATCTGTATTAACTGATAAGAAGTTATTA